AGTGAGCCGATCATACAGGTGGTCGAGGGGAACGTCGACGCCGATGGCAACGCACATCACACGGTGGTTTACACATGAACCTGGATGACCTGAACTCGAACAAGAGGATAATCGAGGAGTTGAAGCGGAAGTTACCCACGGCGATAGAGAGGATACTATGGGAGGAAGGTCAGAAGGTGATGAACGAATCCGTACCGCTATGCCCCATAGACACGGGGCGGCTCAGGGCGAGCAGGTATGTCCGCACCCCGAAGACCACCGGGAACAGGACCACTATGGAGCTAGGATACTCGACGGATTATGCCGTATATGTCCACGAGAACCTTGAGGCATACCATAAACCGCCCACGCAGGCGAAGTTCCTCGAGACCCCGTTGAGACAGCATCTGCCCGAGATCGAGAAGCTCATCGGGGAAGCAATAGAAGAGGTGGCGACATGATGGTCGACGACATAGCGGCATATCTAGCCGCAGGGGGTCATGGGACCGTGGGCAAGGATATCTTCAGGGAGAAGATGCCCGAAACCCCCGTTCTATGTACTGTATTATATGCGTATTCAGGCAACGCCCCCGAACTATTGGGCGATGTCGAATATCCCATGCTGCAGGTGAAGACCAGGGGAGAATCGCGCGAGGACGCCATGGAGAGGATTAACGAGGTCTTGACCATGCTTCACACCCTGGGCGAAACGACCATGTCGGGAACCCGTTACCTTTACATCAAGGCCGTTTCCTCGATGGCGTTCGCCGGATATGACAGGCAGACCGGAGGAGCACCCGTTTACGTGATTAACTTCCTGGTCGCAAAGGAGATAGAATAATGGGAATAATTCTTGCAAATCAAAAGGTTTACATTAATGGATACGACCGCTCGGGTGTGGTGAATCAGATATCTCTGAACATGAACAACGATGTGAAGGACTCCACGGCGTTGGGCGATCTCCAGAGGGCATATACCCCCGGACTCAACGACATCGAGTTCTCAAGCGAGGGGTTCTACGACGTGGATGTCGACGGAATACTCTGGGACTCGGTCGGTGTAGATGGTAAGGTAATATCGTTCTATGAGAGTGGTGCTGCCGCCAATGCCGTGGGATATGCGATGCCCGCTAGCATATTGGAATATGCTCCCGGGTTCAAGGTCGCGGAGCTGAAGGCATTCCGCATATCGGCCAAAGCATCCGGTAGGTTCGTGAAGGTCACGACCCCCGATGGCATCGTGAAGAAGACATCGACGGGCAATGGTACGGCCAGAGAACTCGGCGCGGTATCGGCAACGCAGAAGGTCTTCTCGTTCGTTCATGTGATAGCCAAGAGCGGAACGAGCCCGACACTGGTCGTCACCGTCGCGAGCGACTCACTTTCTGGATTTACTTCGCCGATCACACAGATAACCCATACCCAATTCACGGATATTGGTTCAGAGGTGAAGTCCGCAGATGGAGCGATAACCGATACATGGTGGAGGGTCACATACACCCTGGGGGGATCGAGTCCCTCTTTCGATGTGATAGTAGGAATAGGAATAGTTTGATTGATGGAGTGAAAAATGGCAATAGCAGTAACGAAAACCGTATTTTTGTCGGTGGGTGTAGACCTATCGGCGTACGTCCTTGATGCAAGGCTAGAGGCGGGGGCGGAGTCCATAGATGTGACCGCCCTCGGAACGGACACGGGAAGGATATTCATGGCCGGACTGAAGACGTTCACATTGAACGTGGAGTTCCAACAGGACTACGCGGCGAGCAAGGTAGATGCCACGCTCGCGCCTCTGTTGGGAGCGGCGGCCTTTGCAGTAGTGCTGAGACCGAACGTCGCGGCCAAGTCTGCGACCAACCCCGAATGGACGGGCAACTGGATACTGGAATCATACAACCCCGTTTCGAACAGGGTGGGCGAATTGCAGACCGCAAGTGCCGTGTTCAGACCCGCAGGGGCAATAAGCAGGGCCACAACTTAGAGGGCGATATGAAAAAATTCAACCCCAAGAGCCTCGTGGAACGGGGCGCGGAGATACTCAGCGTTGACGCTGGAGAACTGGGCGAGGTCAGATACGGAAGCCTTCTCATCAAGGATCTGATGGAGATATACCCCGAAGGATTCACGGTAGAGAAACCCGACCCCACGTACGAGCAGACCATGTGTCTAGGCTGGAGGATGCTGAATAAAGCGTATCCAGACCTGACCCTTGAGGATGTTCAATCGTGGCTCCCCGAAGATCTGAAGAAGGTATTTGACGTGCTCTTCAAGGAAGAGGATTTTCGGGTCAAGGAGTCGAGCGAGCTTTCCGTCTAGACCCAAAACTGAAGAACCTATGGCTGGTCTGCTACGAGTTCAAACGTCTCCCTTACGAGCTAGGAGACACTACCCTTGAACAATATCAGTTCCTACTAGCAGGTATGGATTGGTATAGAGAAGAACAGGAAAAAGCGATGAGGAAATGAAGCAACTCAACTTCGTTCTATCGGCATCGGATAAGGTATCCGCCGCATTGGATAACATCAATCGGAAGGCCACCACCGTAGGGACCGACATCAAGAATAAGATGGAAAAGACCTTCGAGTCTCCGCGGTCGAAAATCCAATCAACGACCGGAAGAGGGGTTGGGGGAGGCGGTGGTTTCCTCGGTAAGGTCTTCGGCAAGAAAGGTGGGGAAGAAGGTGGAGCAATGCCCGGATTGGGTGGAGCATCCGGTCCTCTCATGGGGATATTCGCCCTGACCGAGATCGTGAAGACGGGGATGGGTTTCATCAAGAAGATCGTCGACATCCTGTCCGAAGCATCGCCCCTGCTCGCCGGAACCCTGAAAATGATATACAAGTCCTTACTGCTCTTCCTCAAACCGATCGGTGACATGCTGGCCATGATACTTATGCCCCTCGCGAAGTTCCTCATGTTGTGGGGCATGGCGGTCAATAAACTATACACTGAAAAGTTCCAGGAGAACATCGCCGAAGGCATGAGTCCTATGGCAGCAAGCATGGCCGCCGCAACGGAATCATTCATCGGGGGAATAGTGGGACTGTTCACAGGGGCGATCGGAGATATCGACCTTGGAACGGACCTTCTAGAAATAATCGGTTCGATAGTGGATGCCTTCATTGAGGCCGTCAAGAAACCCGGGGTCATGGTAGATCTGCTCCTCATAGGTGGGGCGATATTGGCGGCGACGGTGGTAGGACTAGCAACAGCAGCTCTAGCATTCACCGCCGCGATGACCGCAATAGCATGGGCGATATCGGCAGCCACATCTCTCGGCCTCATCGCTTCCGCGCCCGCCTTCACCGCGATGGGGACTGGAATTGCTGGAACGGTAGGAGCCGCCGTTACTCTTGGTTTAGCCGGTCTCCCTCTATTGATAGCCGGGGCGATAGTGGTCGCGTGGCCCTCAATAGCCGATGTGATATATGAGAAACTAGGGCTAGGTCCGAATTGGTTCGGGGAAGTACCGGAGGGAGGACCGACGGGGGCTCCACCAATTCCTGGATATGGAAATCCGCCCATATATCACCCACCAGCCGGGCAGGGAGTAACCGGCGGCACACCGATAACCGACTTCACCGACTGGATCACCAATCAGCCTTGGTGGCCTTTCGCAGAAGGCGGTATAGTCACCGGTCCCACACTCGGTTTGGTCGGCGAACGCGAACCAGAGGCGATCATCCCTCTGAGCCGTCTGAAGGATACCATGGGGAAAGAGAAGACCACATCACCCCCGATCGATATCAACGTCCACGTCCACGGCAATATCTACGGGATCGGTGACATCCATCGGGCCATAGAGGAAGGGATCGACGAATATTCAATGAGACTGAGGTTGGCTTAAATGGCATACACACTAAATGGTACGTCATTGGGGGTCGTCAGGGCGGTCCGTTTCGGCACTATGGAAAGGCCATTCACTATGGGGATGCCGTTCATGGACTCCAACGACACATTGGTATATTCATTCGAGGGGGTCGAGAGGAAGATCACCCTGATGGGAATATTCACCGGGACCAAGACCCAGATAGACACATTCATCGATGCCATTCATGCATTGGAGGATGGACAGCAGGGAGCGGGTACTGGCTATACCCTGGCGAGCGGGGCGACCGACCTTCCCAACTCTTTATCTATCAAGGTACACCTGGAGGACTTCTCATTCAATTGGGTGATCGATTCCCCTCTTACTATTGACTACACCCTTAAGATGATCGAGAGGGCGTAATGGTACTTGAGAAGTTCTACATCGACGGGGTTCAATATACATCAGCCACGATGAAGGCGAGGCTCTACCTTAAGCGGAATGGCGCGATTGATTATGGCACGGTTAATCTAGGTAAGAAGGCCGCCGATATTATCGGGGCATTCGACGAGGGCGACACCTTTCAATATCAGAGAAAGATAACCACCAACTACACCATTTCCTTCCGTGGTTACATCGACAAGAAGAAGGAGACACTTGAGAAGTACGAGTTGAAGGTCATCGCCAACAACAAGAAGTACCGGGAACTTGAGCATGATGCGTCATGGGCCTCCTCATCGATAGAGACCATCCTTGCAGACATAGACGATGATACCGGCATTCCGATAGTCGCCACCCATGTCAATTCCGATATCGTTCTTGCTGCCTATGCGTCCAGGAACATAAAGAAGTGGGAGGTCGTCAAGCAGCTCGCCCACTATTCAGGTCAAATATACTGGTACGATCATAAGAACGACCAAATGGTGGTCAATTATCCGGCCGATCCAGAATATAAGGATATTGATTTGGGTACATGGACCACGGAGAGCCAGATAGTATCCGTGCCTGAATGGGAGAGGAACCTAGACTACATAATCAATACCGTGACCATACTTTATTCTGGGGGGAGTGTTACCAGGGTCGACGCGAATAGTGTCACTACCTACGGTACTCGTGCGGTGACTTACTCAAGGCCGGAGATAACTAATGCGACTGACGCACAGAACCTGGCAGATGCGATAAAGTTGGTTTATCGGATCTATATCCAAACGGCAAAATTCAAGGTAAGGAAGAATGCCTGGACGGAGGATGGTTCGGGATATATGTGCTTCCCTCTCAATAATGCACAGGTTACTGTCGATGACAACATCAATGATAAGATGATGGGGTTCTATATCGATGAGGTCACCATCTGCTATCCCGAACCCTATGACGAGGTGAAGACCGCGATGAACGGTGTTCAGGCTCCATCGACCGACACCTATATCTCGGCCACCGCAGCAAGGGTAGACACGATAGAACGCAATGTCGACCAGGCGGTAACGCAGACATCCTCACCGACCTTCGACGGTCTCAACATCGGTGCCGATTGCAACCTCTACCGTCTGGCAGCGAACGAGCTCAAGACCGATGATAATTTCACCTGCAATATCTTGCGCATCCTTTATTTAATGAAGGCGGGAAGCGTGGTGGGTGATAATGATATCAGAATGGCTCAGGCGGGCGATCAACAGCGTCTGTGGTTGAGATATCGCTGTGGTGGATCGACATATACACAGGGTGGGATATGCCTATCACATTACGATAACCCATGTTTTTTCCTCTCCGCCGATGGGGGAAAGATTGTCATCCGTAAGAATACCAGTTTCGATTTTTCGACCGGTACTGACATCTTCGTCATAGATGCGAACGGGAACATAACCACGGTCGGCACGGTTGACGGGGTGGACATATCGGCCCATGTTACCGACGCAGAAGCACATCGCAAGCTCCCCGCACCATACGAGGACGCTTCGTGCGATGTCTCACAAGTAGGCGCGGGGTCCAGCAACACCGAGATGAACGCCCTCAGTGCCGGATACGTCGCCATCATGCCGGAGAAGTTGAGTTATGCCATAACTATCACCGACAGCGGGGCGGGATACATAGACGTGCAGTTGGACGACGACTCATGGGTAAATGTATTCAGTACTGCCTCCACCGGTAACGGTTCGATCTATTCATACGATGTCATAAACACCCTTGGACAAAGAGCGAACTATATAAAGAATATCCGATCCAGAGCTATATCTGCCTCTGGGAACGTCACGGTGAATCTGGATATCTGGGGATGGCAGCAGTAGGTTCGTACCGTTCGTGGTGAAGGATTACTTGAGTTCCTCGCCCAGATAGGCCAGCATCAGACCGCCGGAAACCGCAACGCCTCCGGCGAAGAGTAGGGCGAACGCCAACTCACTGAATGGACGGGGCGAAGTAAAGACGTTATCGAAATGGCTTATCAAGACCAGAAAGATAAGTACTCCGCCCACTATCGCAATGAAGGAACCGATCATCTTTTTCTCATACTTATCCATTCCCCGACCTCATTTTCACTATTCCCTTAACAACTAATAAATATTTGTATTTCGTAATGTATAATATCATGGAGAAGGGAAGGGATATTGACCAGATGGTGAAGGGGAAAATATGGATAGCGAGGTCCGTTCCCCCATCTTTACGG